CACCCCGTCGCATACCGCTCCTGCCACCCAGATTCCGTGCTCGTCTTCACCGGCCCGCACCTTCGCCACCTGGGTGCCGGTGTGGTCGTAGTGGCGGGACGTGTCCGCGGCCGACAGGTTCAGGTCGGCGTGCCCGGTGCCGAGCGTCAGCGAACCGGCAGCGACTTCGCCCTCGTCGGTGAGGACCGACCCGAGATGGAAGTACGCGTAGTTCTGCTTCGAGTGAGGCGGCGTCACGCACTGACGGTCGATGCCGATGTGGCAGGTCCCCCACTTCGCGATGTGTCCGAACACGCGCCCGCCTTCGACGGTGAGCGGTGTCGGCCCGGACAGCTTCGGGTCCTGGAACCATTCCATCGGGACGACGGCAGGCGGTGCAGCAGCGACGATGTTGATCGAGTGGCTGTGGCTGTTCGGGGTCATGTTGTACTCCTGGGTGTCAGCGGACAGGCCGGGGACTCCACGCTTCCCCCGCTTCTTGCCGCACGGCGGGTTGCCGGGACGGCCGCACTCCCCAGGCCAGTAGCCCAGGGCGTCATGGTGCCATTGAGCGACGACCCGGTTCAGGTAGCGCGGCTCGATGTACTTGGCGAGATGGCGACGCAGGCGGGTGAAGTCACCGGGGGTTCCCCACCGGACCTTCGCTGCGCCCTTGCCCTTCGTCCAGTAGTGGTGCAGACGGCGGGTGTCTTCCGGGTTCGTGAGCCAGCCGGGCCCACGAGCGAACGTCTCGGTGTCGCCGTCCCATTGTTCGGGGATCAGGTTCTCGGCGTCGAGCGCACGGGCACGCTTGCGGATGTGCGCCTTCGCTGCTTCCGGGTCGGATGCTCGGCCGATTGCCTGGATGGCGTTGCGGAGGTCTTCGACGTCGGCGATCGGGAACGAGCCGTCCGGCATCGCCGTCCCGGCCTCGGCCATCTTGCGGCGCTGCTCGGTGTCGTACTCGCGAAACATCGCCATTGAGGTTTCGTCGCCATTGTCACTGGCGACAATGGCGGGGTCCTCGCCGAGCGCGATGAACGCTTCCTCGAACGCCGGGATCGCCACGATCGTCAACCCGGACACGCGACCGGCGTACTCGACCTGCGGTGCGGCGTACTCGCCGGTCGGTTCGTTCACCTGCGTGACCTCAGCCGAATCCATGTCGACGGACACGCCACGCAACGCCATGTCAGCGATCAACGAGATCACTTCGTCGGTCTCGGGGACAGCACCGAGCAGCAGCCCGGACCACCAGATGTTGCCGTCGTCGCGACGTTCGATCGTGTCCACACGCCCAACGACGACGGACCCGTCATGCTCCTTCGTGGACGACCGCACCCACGACAGAGGGATCGGCAGTTCACGGGTCGTTGTCCCACCCGGCTTGAACGACCTGCCGTCACCGGACATGACACCCTCGGGGGCCATGATGCCGTAGACCGGCTGGTTCTCGTCCTCCGGCTCGATCAGCTTGTCGGGTACAGGCGGGTCGTCCTCGTCCTCGATGACGATCGTCTCGTCGGGTGCTGCGGCGGTGAGGGCTTCCACACCGATTGAGAGTACACACCGACAGTTGATCCACGCTGACACTGGCCCGACAGGCTGCCCCGGATAGAACTGGAACGAAGGCGGGTCGGACTTGACCTCGAACGTTTCGTCCAACGCCTTGAACACACCGTCGAGTGGGGCGTGCGTGTCGCGGACAGCGTCATCACGCATCGTCACCCACGTCTTCACGAGTTGATCCCCAGGGGCGGCGTTGCTTTCCGCAGCGGCAAGCGTCGCGGCCCCCAGGGTGGCAGTGGCAAACCAGGTGGAGATTCGTTCGACCTGTGCTTCGGTCCCATCCGGCTCCGTCAGTTCGACAGCACTGCGCATTGAATCGAGGAAGAACGCCAACGCGGCCTGCGCGTTCGCGTCGTCTCCGCCTTCGTCGCCGTACGTCAGCAGGTACAGCGCGGTGAGCGCTGCGACCAGTTCGGCGGTGCGGTCTTCCTGGACCGGTTCCTGCAACGCCGACTCGACGGCAGGCTTGTACTCGTCGGCGAGGGACAGCAGGTCGGCGTCCCGTTCAGCGGCGAAGGTAGCCAGGTCCATGCCGCTACACCGTAGTCCGCTACTCGGCGGCAGTGATCGCTTTCACGTGCGACGCAGCGAGCAGACGGGAAAGGGTGTCCGGCTTCGGTGCACGCTTCTGCGACAGGAGTCCACGCACGTAGAAGTCGAGCAGGTTCACGACCTCGTCGGTGTCCACGTCGAACCCTTGGAGGACTTCCGGTGCACAGTCCCAGGCCCCTTCGAGCAGATGGTCGGCGTCACCGCCAAGCACCGTGTACACCTGATGCACCGGCATCGCCTGCGTGTCGGTTCTCGGATGCTGATTGCGGAGCCGGTTCCCTGCCCGCTCCAACGCCCGGAACACCAGCACCGAACACGCCGCCTGCAACGGTTCGTCGGTCGGTTGCGACGGAAGCTGCCGCTGCTGATCGACCACCGTGTCCGACCGGGTGTGGTCAGGCGGTTGCTGCATCGCTTCGGGGATCACGATCGACGTGTCGATGTTCGCCCCCAGGATGCGCAACGCCTCAGCCGTCAACTCGGGAGTGACCGCCCCAGTCGCGATGCGCTGCAACAGCCACATCGCGTACTCGTTCTGGTCCGGTGCGTCCTCCGGCTGGAACCCGGTCTCGCGTCGCAGCGCCTCGTTCGACAGTTGACCACGGTCATGCAACTCGAACGCCTCGGTCGACTTGTTCGGCCGGATACGGATGTTGGTCGTGTCGGCGATGACGTACCAGTCGGCGATCTCGTTGTCGGGGACAACACCCTTCAACGCAGGTCGCAGGTAGGCGGTCGTGAGCGCCGCGGTGATCACACCGAGACGCGGTTCCAGGTGCGCCTTGATCGCCGATTCCTCCGACAGCCACGCGTTCCAGTGGTTCGCGTCCGCGGTGCCCATCAACACTTCGGGCGGGACATCCATCCCGATCGCGAAGCGTTGGATCGCACTGGTGCGCATGTCGATCACCTTGTTGTCCAACTCGGACCAGAACGTCAGGTGCTTGATCGCGTCGATGAACTCGCCGGGTGCGGTCACGACGATCGGAACGAACGCGGCAGGTGACTGACGGTCCGCTTTCGCGGCTTCCATCGCCTGATGCAACGTGTTCAGGAACGACGACGCCTGCGTCGCTTCCGGGTCGCCTTCCTGCGGGGCAGCGAACTCGATCTCCGACGGCAACACGAGGATGCCTGCCCCAGCGAGACGGCTCGTCAACTGGGCGGTGATGTGGTCGTCGTAGCCGGTGATCTGCGCCAACGTCTTGAGGTTCGACCGGGTCGGAGCGTCAGCTTCCTTCGGGTCGGTCGGGTGCGGCGTCCACACCCGGATGATCAGGTCCGTCGGCTTCATCTCGTACCGGCTCTCACCGGACCCGAAGTCGCAGGTGATCTTGCCGTTCTTGCCCTGCGTCACCTTGCCGGTCGCGAGGACATCCCAGTCGTCGTCACCGCGGGCGGTGATGTACCCCTCGCCGGACACGGTCGTGTCCACCCCGAGCAGTTGCAGCATCTGCTGCTGACCGGCCGGACCGCCGTACAGGGCGTCCATCGCTTCGCGCGCCGGGCCGTCACTCACCGGGACGAGCACGTTGCCGTCACGCTTGGCGGCGTGGAGTTCGGCCCGTGACAGGATGTTGCCGATCCAGTTCGCCAGGTACCGCAGTTCGCCGACGTCGTTGAAGTACCGCCACGCTGACGCCTGCCACCCGTGCGCCTTGCCCGCCTCGTTCGGTGTCGCTGTAGGCAGACGGACGGCTGATGCCACGAATCCGTTGGGTGGAGCCGGGCGGCGTTCGCGTGTCCTGACCATGATGCCGGATGCTACTCAGCCGGGATGTCGCGGACGTTGATCATGGCGGCGACGTACGCCCCAGCCAGCATCAGGTTGAGGAACCACCACGTCCAATGCAGGCCCGAACCGAACGCCCACGCCGTGTTGGCACCTGCCAACCAGACACTCGTACAGAACGGGCAGATGATCAGTTCGTTCCACGGGGTGGGCATCTTCAACGTCCACCACGTACGGAAATGCGAGAACAACGGCATGTCGTCATCCACGAACAGGCGGGTACCGCGGGCAACAGCGATCG